TTCCACGTGATTCAGCAGACTCAGCTAAAGGGTCAGCAGATGCAGCCATAGGTACAGCGTAATCTTCAGGCTCCTCATCATCATCATGATAATTTACATTCTTGTTAATAGTAGTTTCCTTTTCTTTAATGAAATCTTCAAAAGCCATAATTCTTCTTGTAGCTTTAGGAGTTTCTTTTTCTTCAGAAGCAACGTCTACACCATCCTCATCTTCGACCTCATCAGCTTCAGCAGGAACTTCTTTTGTAATTTCTTGGTCACTAGATACTAAATCATCTTCACCTTCTAAAGATTCAGTATCGCCAGTTTTTGCTTCCTCATCTTCGAGCTCTTCAGCATCTTCTTCAATCTCATCTTCAACTGCAACTGTTTCCTCATCACTAGTTTTCTGGTCACCTTCGCCTTCTGCAGATTTAGGTTCGCCTAATACTACTTCTTCATCCTCGATCTCCTCAGCAGTATCATCACCTTCCTCAGAAATATTATCCTTTGTTGCAAAACTTTTTGATAATGCTTCTAATTTAGAAAGAAGATCTTTCTCGTTCTTTAATTCTTCTATACTGTTAAAACCAATCTTTTTGATTAATTCATCAACAGCTTCTTTGCTTACTTTTGCAGATTCTGTGATGGGTTGATCCTTCGCAGATATTGCAGAAAACTTTTTGACTGACTTCATGTTAGTTGTTTTTATTTTTTTATATATCCATGTCTTAATGAAAAGATATTCTATATTAGAATCTTATGTTCTGAACATCAAATGGAAATTTTTCTTCTTTATATATGGTTCGTCTAGCTATACCATGACGGTATACATAATTAACCCAATCGTGTTCTTCGGCTTTATATCTAAAATCATCAATAAAGTCATAAATTTTAACTACATCTTTGGATGAGTGCTTCCTTAATCCTCTACCAATGCTTTGTCTAATAATCACTTCAGATTTAAAACTTTCAGTAAAGAAAATGTTATGTATATTTTTTATTGAAATACCAGTAGAGAATGTACCGTATGACGCGACAATTATTACATCATCGTTCTTTTCCATTCTACTTTTAAACTCTTCTCTCACGTCTACATTAACTGAGCCATCTACGTAATAAACTTTCTTGTCAGTTATTTGTCTTAGTTTTTGGTATATTTTTTCACCGTATGCAATTTTATGAAATAGGACTAGTGAATTAGACGTTGACTTTTTTATAACTTGGCAAACAAAATCTAGCCTCTTATCGCTCTGGTTAATAAAGTTTTGTTCTAAACCAAATAGTTTTTGTCTATCTTGTGGATTCTTTGAAAGAAAAGAAAAAGATTCTTTTTGAGCAGGTGTTGCATAATCCATGTGTAACTGTATAACTTTACACAAAGCAATATAACCTTCATCTTGTAAATAGTTAGCCTTTACTTGAGTAACAAGAGGGCCCATTGCTGACATTAAACTTAATCTATTAACAGTTCCCTTTTTAGGAATAGTTCCACTTAAACCAAACCTAAAATCACAGTGCCAGCATTTATCCATAATCTTTTGAATCGAATTAGCTTTTGCTTTATGAGTTTCATCTACAAATACGGCATCAAATTGACTGAAGTATTCCTCGTCTTTTTTAACTAAAGATTGATAAGTTCCAATTACTAAGTTTGAGCTTTTTCTAATTTTTGCACCTGCATATATCTGTTGAGTCTTTAATGGAATTCCACATTTATTATATTCATCAAAATCACCAGTAGCCTGCAAGACCAGATTTACATTAGGAACAATCATTAGTATTTTTTTCTTGTCTAATTTGTCCATCATATATGCAACTACCATAAAAGATATTAAAGTTTTACCAGCTGATGTTGCAAGCTCAGCTAAACATCTTCTATATTTTAATATTTTAAATGCTGCCTCTATTTGATATTCTCTAGGCTTAAAGTCAGGGTGATCTTTAAAAATACTAGTTACCCAGACTCTAAAATCGTCTTCAGTAATTTCAGTATCAAATATATCAGTAATACCATTTAGTGAACATTGAAAATCGTAGTCTTTACAGATGTCTAATACTTCTTTCCATAAACCTGCTGGTATTTTATTTCTTTTTACAAACGATACATTACCATCCCAGACTTTCTTTTTAACTAAAGGGTGGAATCGCCATCCTTCAATTTTTTTAGTCAAGCTACTTTTTAACTGCTCATATTCTAGTTCAGTGCAGGCATCGATAACCAAAAACTTTTTGTTTTCTGAGAGAGACAGTTCCATTAATATTCTTTATCGTCTAGGCTAATTCTATTACGGATAGCAAATGCCAAATTATCGCAAGTCTTTATACATTCTTGATAATAGTCCATATGAGATTGTAACATTTCCATCTGTGTTCTTAAATGACTTAAGTCAGCTTTAATGAAAGCAACCTTTTCACCACTAGTTAATTTAATATCATAATCAATAGAATACTCCCTATACTTAATTTTATAGTATCGGTCGTAGGCTGCATTTCTTTTATGCTTAGTTGTTTTAAAATCTGTAATTTTATCTAACAAGATTTGTCGATAAGATAACATTAGTACTTGGCATTCTGCTAGATTACTCATCTCTTTTAATAAACCTACCAAGTTACTTATCTTGGTTTTCCAATCTGTTCTATCTTTTGCCAATCGTGTTGCTAATTCATCGTTAGCTTCTCCAGTTGCCGAATCATTATATTCCATTAAAATATACCTTTATCATTATTAATCTTTTTGTAACTCTTTACTTTAGGTTGAAACCTTTTCTTAGGTTGGGGTAAAATAAAATTAGTTTTGAATTCTCCTAATATAGATTTATTAAACGTAGAGAATAATCTAAGTTTTCTACTACCGTTTTCTAAATCTTTATAAAAGTCATCTAGCTCTTCACTCACGAAATTATTATATTTTTTAAGACTCATCATATAAAAATAATATCTAATGAATCATTTGTAAAATATTTATCCAAGTCACTTAAGCACCCTGTTCGATTAGTAAATTCATATTTCACCAAATCATTTAAATCTTTTACTTTTCTTGAAGGTATATCAAAATCTTTTAAAAACTTATCCCACATAAATACAGTTTGCCCACCTTTTAATTTTTCAATCATTCGTGTTTTACCTTCCATATCATTGTCAAAGAAATATCTTGCAGTAGGTATTTCATTGAATTCAATTATTTGTTTCTTAACACCAGTTAAACCAATTGAGTTATTCATAAACATTGCATCTATAGGTCCTTCGAATATTGAAAAATCTCTAGCTAAATCTACAGTTAATATACCAAATAACATTGATATTTTATTTAAGTTGTCTAAATCTTCTTCAGATACCTCTAATGTTTTATTTAACCTATCATATATTCGTTCTATATTCCAAGTCTTATATTTAGGTCCACCGCTATCTCCTAAGTCTCTGGTTTGGAAACCTAAGATTTTACCGTCAGGTGTAAGATTAAAAACATACAATTCTCGACGCCGTGGATCAAATGCAAACCTTTCAGTTTTATGATGGAGTAGCCTACTCTTTAAGTATGGGTATGCTTGATACGTAAATGTATTAATTGGATAAACATTAAAACCTAATGCTATCTCATCGAAGGTTAATGCTAAATCTTTAGCTTTATCAAAAAGATAAAAATCTAGATTTTCGCCTAATGAGAAATGTTTACGATTTTCTTTTATATAATTTATTACATCTATCCTATCATCACCTTCAAAGTTTTGGTTATGATCTGCTAAGAAAACATCTAAAGAAGCGTGAGCTGAACAATTATAACAGTGAAAGAATAAATCGTTCCAATAAAGATTACCTCTTTTCTTTCTATCATTATTAGAAGAATCTCCACAATATGGGCATGCCATATTTAACCTCCCTTTACTTTCTAGAATTCTCCTTTTCTCTGGATGAGAATGGTTAGTATGAAGTACTCGGACCACCTTATCGATGATCCGAGCTTTCATATCAGAAGATATTATTACTTCTGCCATAACTTCTAATTAAAGATCTAAACCATTAATGAAATCATCAAAATCTTCAGTTTTATCAGTTCCTGCTGCGACAGGTTCTTCAGATTTTGTTTCGGTTGTTGCTTTAACCGCAGCGGCTTCAGTTACTTTCGTATTAACCGGTGCTGGTTTTGATCTTGTTATGTTTTGGATTGAATCACCTGGTGATGCGAATTGAGATAATACATTCATTACCTTTCCTCTAATTGCATCATCCCATGATTTATAACCCCAGCTCCCTAGCTCTGGAGCTTCTTTTAGTAATTCTAAAATTGCTTTACGACTTGCATCATCATCAGATACAGGTTCGCCTTCAATTGTCATTGGTGATTTGTTACCATGAAATTTGCACGAATCATAATTTGGAAAACCACCTTTCTTAGAAATTACTAATTCAAAGTTCTTTCCTTCAAAGGGATCAAACACTTGAGTAGGTTCGTCAAATTGTGGATTCAGTTCTTCATCAATTTTAGTTTTGATTTTATAACCGAATTTCATTACTTTAACTTGCCCTTCAAGATCTCTGTTTTGAGGATCCTTTACGATCTGTACCAATGCATAGAATACTTCTCTACGCTTTAAACCTTCTGACATTTTTTTATCTACTGCAGATTCAGAGTTTCTTAGTTTAAAGAACATATCCTGTACAGGACATTTTTCTCCAACGGTTGAAGGGGAATCGGCAAAAAAGCCGTTTCCTTCTCTGTCTTCTAGCCAGTAGACATATTTACGCTCGAATGGTTTTCTTGGGTTTTTAGCATTAGGTAGAAACCTAATTAAAGAACGGTAGATACCGTCTTGTCCTTGATCTGGTTTTGGTGTGTATAAATCACTTGCTCCTGTGGAGGGTCGTTCACCAGTGTCTAAATCTTTTACACTTACATTAAAAATGTCGAATTCATTTGCCATGTTAATTGCCTTTTTTTGTTATTAATTAATTTAAGATAACAAAACTCCGTATTAAACGCCTTTTAATTTATTGCCTATTTACTTTGCCTTGTTATCGCCAGTTTAAAAGTTACCAATAATTATTGATTCCTTTGTTTATTATATATTCACAGTGTCAGTTTGTTTCAGACTACTTGTATATTTTTATCTATTATTGCAGCTATATCCTCCTCACGTAAACTAAATACAGTATTACCATCATATTTGAATTCGGTACCTGCCAGATCTTGAAAGATAACCTTTATACCGATCTTAAAGTCTTTATCCTCTACGCCACTGCCTACCCCGGTAATTAAACCTGAATACGGCGGGGCATGCATACCTTCCTTTTTTAAAAGAATTATACTTCCAGATTTATCTAATTGTGAATCTTTTTTTAAAAAAATCCTATCTCCTAATGGTTTTAACATAATATTTTAAATTTATTTGGTGTAAAGCTGAAACAAAGTTAACATGTTGCAATATAATTTTTAACTATTTAATTGAAAGAATAGTATCTAGTAGCTAGCCTTTAATGCTTTAAGTATAAAGTAGGCATCAATGATATCGTCGATAGGTTTAGGAATTTTAATGCTAAAGTCCTTTCCTTGTGTCCATTTCCATAGTTTAGTAGATCTTAGGTTCTTATCATTTAGAACATCATCTTGGAATGCTTTAGCCATATAATGTTTGTTTGCATTTCCTTTCCCAGCTAACTTCTTAACATGAGATGGTTGAAATACAGATAGATTTTCAATAGAGTACTTATCTATTAGTTCCTTTCTTAAAAATGTATTGTATTGAATAATGTCTATAAATGAATTCCCTTTAGACCCATACGAAAATCCTTCTAGCGCAACTGATACTTTATCACCCTCAAATAGTGTCGAGAATATATTTACCATTAAAGAACTTATATTTCCAGCATCTTGCAGCTTTTGTCGCTCCCTAGGCAAAAATTCTTTGCTAGTTACATCTCGGTTATAAGCAAATCCTAGTATAGTAGAATCATCCATTAATTCTTTATGTATACTAAATGCTTTTGGTATTTTTCTACCTTCTTCATCCCATATACGATTGCCATAATTAAAAAAAGTTATGAAGTGGTACTCACCTTCTGTTGTTTCAATACAAACACCTGGGCTATTTAGCGAAAAATCAATTCCAATATTTATCATTCTATTTATATTCTCTTGCCAAGAACTGCACCAAGCGCGGCACCAACAAGACGTGAAGTCATTAAATCATATAAAGCACCCTTCTGAATACCTAAGACTTTTGCAATTGCCTTACCTACAGTTTTACCTAATGCAAAACCAGTAAGACCACCAAATATACTTCCTAAGATACCTTCATTTACAATTTCTTCTACAACAGTTTCCAGATCTTTGCCATTCTTATGCTCTTCCATAATTCGGTCAACGGTTAAATCAATCATATCTTCTTGCTCTTGTGACAAATCATGAGATTCGTTTAATATATCTTGTATATCGATTAACGAGTTTTCATTTTCTGTTAAATAGTCTTTAAAGGTTTTCATTGTGAGTTCTTTATTTGTTTATATATTAGGCTACATTAACTACAACATCTAAGATGTTATAAGTGAATTCTATATCAAAAGTTTGGAATTCAATAGTATTACTTGAGAAATTTAAATCTAATGCACCTATGCTTTTTATAAACATATCTTTTAATTGAATAGTTACAAACACAGTTCCTTCTGCATCTAGCATCTGTACACCAACACCCTCAGGTAAGTATGGCTGTTTACCACTTAATTTATAATAGTAATCAAACATTTCAATAGCCATCCAATAATTAACATAGCCATCAAAAGCTTGCATAGTAACAGTTAATGATTTATCAAATAATTGCTGTTTAGGTATACTTGATCTAAATGCTCGTGTATTTCCAGGATAGTCAGTTTGAGTAACAGGATCAAATGATGGGCCTGGTAAATTAATAGACTGTATTCCATAATTCCAATAATCGATAGGTTCTTTAATTAAGCCACCTGGTATTCTATTAAGAAATGGTTTATATTTCTCAACAATAGGTTTAGGTATAAAATTCCTTGGAAAGTCAAATTTAAACTGGTTATTTCTAGCACTTAATATCATATCATTTAATTATATTCCTGACGCGAACTCATTATCTTTTAAACTGTTATTGCTTCCTTTTGCTTGGCTTACTGCATTATTAGCTAATGAATAGTTTTGTAAAGTTCCTGCTGCTTGTTTATAAAAACCTTTTCGCTGAGCGGCAGTCTGTGCATTCCTGTTTGCATCAGAAAGTGCCCTGGACTGTTGCTTTATTTTAGATCGCTGCACTGCTAGCAGTTGTGCATCAGCCGCAGCTCGGTTAAGGGCATCAACGGTTGTAGAATCTAAATCTGCACTCAATACAGCAATTTCATCAATTAAGTCAGTATTACTATTCTGTAATTGCTGTATAGTCAAATCGTCTTCTCCTGATGATGTAACTAAAAAAGCATTATCTTCTTTGAGTTTAGTATTCTCATCTTGCAAGTTTCCAAGCTGAATACTATATTCTATACGCTGTTCTTCAATCTGAGAATTTAATGATATTCTACTAGCATCATCAAAAGCTAACCAAATTCCTTGATACACAACTGATTCATCTGAAATAGAACCATCACTCTCATCAATCATTTTTGTAGAGATATAAAAGTTATTATTATTTAATGCCAAAATCTTTTTACTATCTGATCTTGTAATCCTAAATAATACTTGACCCTGGGATAAATCTACTTCTTCTACTTGTGTATGGTTTTTAATATCAATCTCATCAGTAGTTCCAATAAAATTCATAAAGATATTTCCAACATTACTTAAATCTATTGGAGTATCTTCACCATCGACGTCATCATATAAAGTAAAAAGAAAGTAATCATCAAATGGAGATATTCTTATAGTAGCATCACCTTGCGGTAATGGTTGATCGTTAACAGATAAGTTAACAAATCTTTGAAAATATTCCTTTTGTGGTGCTGTTAAAGTTATGTTAGTTTGTATCGCCATCAGATTCTGTTATTGTTTGTATTTTAACTGGAGTTATTGCAGCTTTAATTTTTAACCTATCTCTAAACGTTGTTACATAGCTTGTTTTTACTACTAGCTTTTCTGCAATTTGTTCAGATGTATTTGCAGTATTATCTACAGATGCTACTGTTGATCCGGTACCTACTACAATCTGGTTCCCATTATCATTATTAATTTGGTTATAAACATTAGCAACAGTTGGCACTACTCCTAAATTAATCTGTATCATCTGTCTCCCATATTTTTGAGCATCAAACGAAGTTAATCTTGCATTTTTAATTATCTGTGTATTGTCCGCTAAGTTATACAATCTTAGCACATAGTTAATAGAAAAAGAAACAGCAGTATTTGCATTTTTAATAATAGGCCTAAATAAAATAGGCTCATCAAAATCTGTCGTTTGCGTAAATGCCTGGAAGCTAGTTTGCGAATGAACTGTGCCTACTTGCTCAGTAACACTTATTTCGTGGAATACTATATAATTACCTTCGCCTTGCTGATTCAAAGTAGAAATAAAGTTGTTAAATGAAGATCCGGTTACTTGCCCTGATAATTCATAATAATCACCATTTGTAGACTCAATCACCTGAGCATATAAGTTATCATAAACATCTCTGTTCAATATAGAAACAGAATTAATTTCCTGCATCTCGTAAAAACTATATGCATTTTCTACAATAGTTTGAAAAATCCCGCTAGCACGTAGTGTAATTGGAGGCGTACCTAAAAAACCTTGCCCTTCGGTTAGTTTGTAAGTTAAAGAATTTGTATTTGTCCCATCCTCATCATTCATATAATACAATGAAGGAACTCGCCACTCAATATAGCTAGCATATAATTTATCAGCCAACAATAATGGATCTGCTTGTAGGGTTGGTGTATCGTCTTTAAGGAAATTAATAGAAGCAAGATTCATCATAACACCATCTCTACGCGGTGCTAAGACTTCAAATATAATACCATCAAATCCAGTAAAATTAAATCCAGCTACAAAATGAATTTTAACTTTGTCATATTTAACTAGTAGGTCAGGAGAAAATGATTGTAAAAGATTTGCAGTATCGGTTAAGAATGCAACTGAATCATTATAAGGTGGGCTAAGAGAAGTATTTAAAGAAACATATTGAGTTCTAGCAGTATTGTTAGAAGCTGAGGAGATATCTCTATAGTTTCCCATCGTTGCACTTACTGCACTAGTATTAAAGAAATAAGTTCCTTTAGTCTGTGTATCCCTCATAAGCTCTATTGGGTAAGTAGCTGTACTGAAAGTAGGAGGCGTAGATTGACTAGTATAGATGTACTCTATAAGTATTTCTGGTGATATTTGTATAAACCTTGATGATTCCATTCTATTCTATTTATTTACCATTGCAAAAGCTTTGGATTCCACGAAACGCCAATTCCAAGATATGGTCCTAACTGCCCATTATTTAAAACTCCCATTCCTATATTCAAACCTAATCCAAACTGTTTTCTATTCTGTCTCTGTAAGCTTTTAAACTCCGAGCTCTTTCTATCAATCATTATTCCTTGTGTATCATTAAAAGTAGTTCCTGGATAATCAGAAGTTAATTTAATAAATATTTCTTTGGTATTTACATCTTGTGATAGTGTAGCATCTAGCCAAATATTCTGTTTAAGACCAATTGTTGCCAAACCAAATGTTAAACTATCTGTAAAACTATAAGGCAAGTCTACATTTATTAATCTTGAACTCCTAGGCCAATTGCGCTCTGACTTAAAACTTAATACAGAATTAAAACTATCCATACCTTGAATTATTATAGTATCGGTTGTTATAACTGGTACTTCAATAATTATTTCTTCTATTACAGTTTTATACTTAATAATTGTAACAGGTGGTCTATCTTGTTCATATTCTAAACTATCTCTTAATTCTTCTAGTGATAAAGTTAATCCCTTAATTTCTCCAACGGATTCTCCTTTATCATTAATGTAATTATTAATAGTATCATTAGCTGCAACTAAGTTATTTTGAAATCGTGTGACTTCACCTTTTGCATTTTCAGTTTCATTACACTGTCTTAGGAGTAAAAAAAATAACACCACAATGCTACCAAACAAAAACATTCTAGTGTTCTTTGGGTCTGTTAGAATACCGAGAATATTTTTAAGAATTAATATCATTCTATATACTTAAGAAGTTTGTTTGGCGTTACCTCAGCTGCTCCATATTTTTTTACAATTTTTTGTATAAACTTAGTTTCCTTTCCTTTCATAGAATCTACTTCTTCAAAAAGACTATCTCTTTTCTTTGCTAGGCTTTCAATACTTTTCTGCATTAGATCTAAAGAAAGTTGAATTTCTCTATATCTACTTACAAAACCATTTAAATCTTTTATTTCTTTCTTTGTCATTTCTTTGTTTATTAAAATTAATTATCGGTTTAATTCATATGAAAACGTAAACTTAAGGAAACTGGTTATTACACCTTGTGTCGGAGTCCCTTGCATTATTGGGTATACTTTTAACCACATATGCGAAGCGTCTCCGTCGTTATCAGCAGCATACATAGGGTTTAACAGGGTTCCACCACCGCCACCAACAATACCAGACGAGAGGGGATCTTGCAGGACGAAACCTTCACTACTAGCCCCATTAAGCTGGTTTGTCTGTAGAGTTGAGGAGGTTTGTCCATCTAATACCCCAACCACGGCTCCGGATATATTTAGATTATTAACACCCTGCTGGCTACCAGGTATAGTAGGGTATATATCGTCTGTATTAGCATCACCAACTTGTAATGGCCACGGTATAGGGCCAATAGTAACTTCGAAGTTATTAGCAGCGTTCTCGGTTCCTCCATTATAACCCCCACCCCATTTTACTAATTCTGAACTTGGTACATCGTATGCGCTACCATTGCGATCAACTTGCGTCTTGATCATACCAGAACCTGTAACAACTCTACCTACTCGCTGCCATTGATATTTATATTTAAATTTAGCAGAAGCAGAATTATAATTAATAGAGCCCAGATTCGTTACCCAATAGTTGTTCCAACCCTGGGCACCACTCATAAAACATTGTTGTTCTACTCTAGTGTCAGGATCAGCGTTTCCACTAACAGCCCCTCCAAATCTAGACACATAATAATGGCCTACATAATCTCCCCATACTTTAAACGCCTGCCTACCTCTCCATTGGTCTCCAATATTAACACCACCCGCAAGCTTTTTAGTTGTACCTCCTCCACTCGGTGGAACATTTTGATCTAACGGGCTACCGTCACCATTGTTATCTAATGCTCTTTGTCCATATAAATATACTCTACCTGATACTGGAGTACCAACACCCTCATCTCCATAAGCAGTAATTGGTGTGATAGCCGACTCTTGCATCGAATTTAAACCTATTGTTATACCTGATGTACCATAAAATGTACCCTCGCTAAGATACTTTGGCTTTGGTGTAGACCATAGTCTTACGTTAGCATTAATGTTATCACCATTAGCAAGAGCTGAACCCCCGCTCGATTGAACATCATCAGTCTGAGTTGGTATTGTAGGGTACATCCACAATGAACCTGGTAATGTAGTTTGATTACCGTTAGCCCCAGGGGTGATTCCAGTTTTTCCGAATGTTCCTTTTGTCACATTACTTCTAATATGCAATGTGCCTTGGTTTTCTTTTTGCCAAGGTGAATATGACACAGGGTCAGAAACAGATAACTGTACTGCATAGGGTCCAATAATTTCTCCACCACCATTATAACCTGGGCCTTGTGGATTAAGGTTTGGTACACCTACCGTTGGGCTAATACCAACATGCATAGTATCAGTTGGGGTATTATCAGTCCCAAACTCTTCAGCAGAATCTATAACTATTAATGGTTTATATACAGTATAAGTGGCAGTTCCTACTGGTGATATTCCTCCGCCCACCATTATTCTACCTGCTGGTAATACCGAACCTCCTATGAATTGAACTCTAGTTTTACTATCATTCTGAATAACTACATCCGCATTCTGTGCATTTATCGTAGTATCTAACGATCTAGACCTAATGTCTATGCTACCGTTGCCACCGCCGCCGCTACCCCCAGCAAATATATTTATTGAACCACCGCCTGCTCCATAAGCGGTCCATATATTAACAGCGCCCCCCACAGCATTTTTTATATCAATATCACCAGAATTAGTTATTGCCGAAATATTACCAGAACTTGTGGTTAATGAGATATTACCAGAACTTGTGGTTGTTGTATTATCACCAGTAGTAGTCGTTTGAGTAATATCACCAGTTGTTGCTGCCATTCCAATATCACCTGAGTCTGTTAATAATCTAATTTGACCAGTTGGTGAAGTTCCTAATCTAGTAGTTAAAAGAATATCACCACCTGAATATAAACCAATTTGATCACCGGCACTACTAACAAGACGGATTTCTCCAGATTGAACTTGCCATTTACCTGTTCTTGCTGGGCTTGTTTGATCAACTAATGCTCCTATATTTCCAGCTTCAGTTAAGGTAGTACCAGAAGTTCCTAATGTTGATACTATAAATTTAGAACCTCCTGTAATTGGCCCTTCTGCAACAGTAACTTGAAAATTAGAATGTTGACCACCAAATACCGCAGCATCGTTATCAATACCAGTTTGCATTAATATATCGCTACCTGCTTCAAAAAACTGAGCACGCTCTGGTGAATATAAGTGAATACCCCTCATCTCTACCTGTGAAGTTGCAGAAGGATATTTATTTTTTGGAACGTCTAAAGTTAAAACATCATCAACACCAATCTTAATACCACTTAACTGTGATATAGAAGTCTGTTCATATAAGTCTTGATTACCAGGTGCAGCACCACCATGAAATACTAATGATCTTCCATCCGAATTTTTTTGGTGTACAACAACAGAAGCAATATCAGAAGTTATGGCTGTTGCAATATCATTTGGGATTTTATAAGCATCGGTTAAAGGAATACCGGTAAGTGAATCCGTATTAGTAACAGCCCCACCCATCATAACAGATGGTACACCTTCATTATCAGGAGTTGCCCCATCATTTAAGCCTATAGGTGCATTATATACTGTATTTTTATTTAATAGAGAAGGTGATCCAAACTCATCACCAAAATACCCAGCGGCCCCAGCTGGACCAGTAGGTCCAGTTAAATTTATAGTAGTTGAGCTCCATGCTAATCCAGTATATTCCCATACTTGGCCATTAAGTTGTAAATAATAATCAGCTTCTAATGGTGTTGCTGTTGGAAAGCTAGCATTAGGTGTAGTACCTGGTAATGTTGATGAAGTATCTTCATACCATGTACTTCCCTTTTCGCCTCTACCACCGGTTGGACCAGTTGGACCAGCAGGGCCAGCAGGACCAGCAGGACCGCCACCATTAAGTAACAATTGATCAAAATTAAAGTTGGTCTTGTCAACTAATTGTGAAATAGTATCTGATGCTATTATTTCTTGTATAGTGATTGGCATTTCTTTTCTATTATTTTTTAACTATAGTAACACTGAAACCAAACGATTCAGAGAAACCTGTTCTTTTATTATATATTAGCCTTAGGTCAAATGGGTTTGTGTTTGTAGTTTTCGATGAAACATTATTATTGATACTTAGACCTGCACTAATTTTTTGTGCGTTGGTTAGTTCGGCAGTAGTAAATGTAGAAGGTACTTTTTCTCGACTAGGCAAAGTATAAAATTCCACTTTTTCTATTTTATATAATTTTAATATATTTTCTCTAATGTATTGATTAACGTCGTCGTCTAAAGTTTCTAAATCTCCCCAACCATATAACTTGTTAACATACTTTTCAAATTGAGCTTTAATCGGTATAAACAAATATTCCATTAGCCTCTTTTGGTTAAACAAATAAAATGCAATAGTTGGCGCAGTTGGCACCGGTGTTATTGCTCTTTTATTTACTACACCTTCAGATTTAATTACTTTCTTATTAACTCTAACTGAGGGGGTATTTAAATGCATAAAAGTACCATTCACTAAATCAGGTTGTCTTATTGCTCCTTTAACAAATGGGCTAGGTTCAAATGTATCTAACACTATAGTTTCTGGAACTTTTAAATATTTTGAACCGAAGAATGACTTCCGTTCGCCCATTGATCTAGTACCAGCAACATTTTCTATTAATGATTTATCTATACTTTTTATAAAATAAGCAGGATCCCAGTTTGAAGAAAACGCATAAAAGTCTTTATAATCAATTCCTATTTCTTGGATAAGTGGATATAAGCTAGGGAATGCGCTTTCTCTAGATAATTCCAAAACAGTTGATGGGTCTTGCTCATTCACTTTATGATAAAAGAAATTTTGTATCTGTCCGAAATTAAGATCAGCGCTATTAAATTGAGAATTTTTATATTTGCACAATTCTAATACTTTGAGTTTATATGCAGAATCTAAAACAATAGAACCACCAGTAGCAGCTCCAGTAATACCACTATCAAAATCTATATTCATATAAGGATCTCTGAATGATAATATTGGTAATGCATACGGTGCATAATAGCCTGCATGCCTAGCAATTGGAATAAGACTAGGTTTCCTTTTTAGTGATAAATCATATCCTACAATATCAGTCAAATTAAATGCCGTTGGTTTAGCAGGGTCAGGTAAAACCCCAACATATATTGATTTAAGAATATCGGCCTGGGCTCTTAATTGAATATTAAAAGTTTGAGCTAAAGAACCATCATCGTTTCTAACCTGGTCACCTGCACTATTTATAGTTTCATAAATAACATTAGGATTACCTATATTAACAGCATTAAATATTTCACCAAAACTTATAGACTTTAATCTATTTTCAAACTGAAGATATCCATTATTGTCAATCGTATAAGTAGTACTTCTTAACGCAGTAGTAGACGGTGTTGTTGCTGGTAATACTACAGGGTTGCCATTCTTTGTTAGCGAACTTGCAATAAATTTACTAGTTGATATCACATTAGTAATCCCACTAATTATATAGTCATTACCACTTATATTAAATTTAATTTCACCGTATGTACCATTTTCCAGTATTCTTATATCATTAACAAAATCTGGTAATACGTTACTTATATTTGGTATACCGATAAAAGTATATAATCCAGTATTCGTGTCTTGTGAGGATTCATTAAAGCTTATTGCACCTCTGATGTTACTATTAGTATAATTATATGACCCGTCGCTATTCTTAGTTGGGGAACAGTCAGCATTTACATCAAACGAACTATTTAAAGAATATAAAGATGTTCTATCAATAATAGGATCTCCTGTATTATTTAAACAACTTGATACATAATCTACTGAAATTAACATTACAACAGTTTTCCACTTTTCATTTTTAATAAACTTGACTTGGGTTTCTGGTTTATCTGGAAGATTAGGAACTAATATAGCCGAGAAACGATAATCATTAAATGAACTATCAGATACATATGACAATGTTGTAGCATTAAAATCTGATTTCTCAGTTCCTATTGCCTTCTGTCGTGCTGTAACCCTAACCCCTCTTAAAAACGTTTGGGCAAAATTCTGTTCATCACCCCCACTAAATCTACCATATCTTAACTGCCTATCAATCTCAGTTATTCCTCCAGTCGTAAATTTTTCTACAATAAAATAGTCATCAAAATAATTTGTTATAGTGTTCTGAAAAGTACCAGGAACATACACTTGCCCTGTCGCTATATTTGCTTCAGTATTATCTGTTGGTGCTTTATCAATATAACTCCATGAACTCTTAATAGCATCTTGTGTAAAGTATTCTGGAAATTCGGAAAGGTAATACCATTCGTGAGTAAAACCAGAAGCTTCTTGGCCAATATCCCATTTAGATGGTGCAAAGTTATTTAAACCAAACGCCAAACTAATATCTAATCTATACGGATGATTCCTAACGTCCTTACCATCGTTAACCCACGCCCACTTGTTAATGTATGGCGCAATTCTTGATATGTTAGCCTGTGAGGTTAAAAAGTTTTCTTGCAATCTAATATATTCAGAGCTAATGTTTTCATCGCTGGCAGTTTGGTCTTCACCCTCATCTAATAACCCAACAAGATTATAGAAACCGCCAGTGTCATAAAAAGATCTAATCTGTGGATTTGTACTAATACCAGTATACGTGGGTGGTGCAGTCGAACCAAGCTCTTGGTTATATTCAGCATACTCATAATTCAATTCACCTTCTCTACTATATAATGTACTATAGAAATCAAAATCAAAATCTCTAACTTCAAAAAATGAAAATCGACCAAACGATGGTTTATAATCCGAATAGAGAGCTATTTGATTAGTGCCTGTAACTATTATTTGATTTGTATTAAAAGTTATAATTACATACTTATCAATATCAGTATATCCTATAAGTTGGCCAAAGCCATCATATATAGGTTCTTCTGTGTAGGGCACCCATTCACCAATAGTAGTATAGCCACCGGTAGTTTGTATAAAGTTACTTTTTATAAATCTATCTTGATCTCCAATCTCTACTTTAAGCAAACCGTTAGTTACATCATTACCACCAACAAAGTTTTTGTTTGGATCTACTAATGTAGTAACAGGGTATGTTTTTATTTGTGTAAATATCTCAGGATAATCTGTATCTATTTTAAAGTTTAATCTATCAAACCTAGTACCACCAAATCTTGATTTTATATAAACAGTACTATCATTAAACGTGGCGGTAAAGAATCTAACATTTTCATTAATACCATTATTAATTGCAGAAGTTATAGCTTGTGTAACTTCTTGTATAGTCCCATTAGGGTTAAAGAACTTTTCGAATGATTTGCCTGGTATTGTTGCTAGTGTACTATTGGCAAAAATAGCACCAGTGAACTCAGACCCATCATAAAAAGATATCTTAGCACCTTCTTGCACATTATCTAATACGGCAATATACATCTGTGCTATACCCTGATGGCTTATGATACTTGCATTAGCATAAGTATCAGGTTCAATATAACCAGTAAATAATGATATGTCTACTTTAGTATCAAATAACCTTATTTGATTTTCTCCCCACTGAGATCCTTTTTTAATTGTATGAAAATCATCTTCCTTATCTTTAACATAAAATACTGATTCAACTTCGCTTGTTCTGGTAGGTGTTGGTAATCCTGTAATAGTTGTAGTTTTGGCAGGATCTAAAAATAATAAAATACCTGCATCATTTGTCATTTCAAATGGAGTATTTAAATACTGTGATACTTCAGTTATATTTTTTACTTTTGGTAATTGACTGCTCTCAGTATTGTCATAAAAACCCTTTCCTGATATATCAAACTGCCCTTCTTCTATTTCATTGACATACATACCAAAATATCTATTAATCGAATAGTCATCTGCAGTTGGATCATCAAACAAAAATTCTAAGTTTAAAAGATTAGCTAAAAGTATTCCATTATTCTGAAACCCTTGGGTAAATAAATACTCGTCTTGTATAATAGTAGAATCTTTAACTACCATATCCTCGTATGCAAAATTACCACTACTAGTAAAACCACCGTACTTATAAGATATACCATTCCACAAGATTGGCTCATCTTTTCGCCAAGTCATATTAAGTGGAACTTCAGGAAACTCCTCTTGGTTTCTGTAATTTCTAATGTAAGAGCCTAAAGCAGTACCTTCAGTTAAATCAAAGGTTTTAATAGCAGTACAATTCTCTAATACTTGTTTTGTAAAATTAGCAGAGGTTTGTGCGTTGGTTGCCCCAGCATTCTCTGATGTTGCATTTACATTATTTACAGCAGCAGGATCGTCTAATCTAAAAATTACAAAAGCAGTAGGCATTTGTTCATTTAACCAGAGGGGTGCAAGCGTGCCTAAACTTTGTGGGTATGATTCTGACGCAATAGATCGAGTCCCTGCACAGTAAAACATTTCATATTGATTTCTGTAATTAGATAATACAGCAGTATCTTCATATTCTTGAAATATTTCATAAGCAGACTCTATAGGAAATTTTCCATGATCAAAGAAACGAAATACATCTTGGTCATATGTACTTGCACTATTAACCTTGAATGCTTTAAATTTTTGAGATGCTAATCTAGTATTGGCACTAAATGATTCTAAGTAAATATCTATCCCATCAGATACAACTTTTACATTCCCTGTCAATTTAGGGTTAGTTCTAACTACACTATATGATGCCTTATCAAGTAATTTCTCAGCCATTTAACTTTCACTTTTTTTATTTATTCACCAAAGATAAAGTTAAAATAAAACAGCAGTAATGCTTAATTAAACTAGAGTGAAGCCACGGTTCTATTAGCTTACCCAGCCAGTGGATTTCCCCCTAAATTTGCAGGTGGAGTTGTGCTAATAACTGTTTGATTTAATGATGGTCTTAATCCTGCTACTACTTTCTCTAAATCGTTTAACCCTTTAGTAACAGATGCTTGTGGGAAATTAGCAATACTTAATCTATCAGATCTATAACTAGCACTAATTTCGATGTCAAATTGTACAGCATCGCTATTGTTTGGGTATATGTCAAAACCAAGCTTCTTGCTGTAAGTAAGATTAACAGTAGAACCGGTTGAGTCACCAGCAATATTTCCTAAACCAGTACCATCAGTAACACCAAAGTAATCAGTCATTCTATACTGAAATACTAATGGAATATTTATAGAGTTTTGCTGGCCGAATGGAATGATTTCATAAGATTGAATTGAATCACCATCTACTTGTATATTTTCATGAGCATCTGCTGAAATAAACATATAAGCTCCACATGACTGCTTACCTAATGTATATTGATCAAAACCATCAAATGACGATTTTGCATTTCTACTATAACCACCTGCAACATAATCAGGTGCTGTAGTATCCCATAAGTTTGCCAAAGCAGGGTCAAGTGTTAATGACGGGCTAGCTTCTAACACTTGTGAAGTATTGAAGAATGGGTTTAGTGTACCACCGCCAGCTGGAGATAACGCATATAAATCAGTAACATTTTCATTTATATATATTGCTTGCTGAATATCATAAGCCTCTCCAGATTTAACTGGCGCAAATTTAGATTGCCTAAACATTACACCACCAGTACCATTGCCTGCTGATGTACAGTCTACAACAGTGCCAGATAAACCAGATAGCGTGCCACTATCGCGAGTTAGTGCCTGGTATGTACCAGCATATACACTAAAATTAGTTAACCAAGGATGAGCAATTGAAACTGTAACTACATCATCATCTACGAGATAAGCAGCTCGAGTTGTTGGTAACCCAGCGGCATCAAAACCACCACCCCAGATAAATTCAGTAGTAGGAGCCCCTGCACCAGTAGCTGAGGCATCGCTATAGAGATTCTCGACGGTATCTAAATTAAATGTGTAATCAGCATCAGGATTAATATAACTATAAAAATTCTTATCAGCAGAAACATCGCTAAATCTGCTATAAATAAACTGATTTTTATTCTGTGTTGACTGGTATGGTGGTAATGAAACCATCTGCCCATACTTTGTTAATTTCGTTGTTACGGGATTAGTTAGGAGAATAGGAGTAAGATCATATTTTCTAATAGTATTATAATCAACGTCGTCTGCTCTAAATGTAGCTCTGCCATCCGATTGATTAATCGAACTGTTATCGAGCCATGAATAAGTTGCAGGTAATATAGTCGCCCCACTTTCCACATCAGCTAATGAATATGTTGGATTTTCTGATTGTTTAACCATCCTAGATCTATTTCCAGTAATCCTAGCAACTAATTGTAATGCAGTTTGTGATGCATTAGCAATATTAATAAAATATGTTTTAGAAATTATAGCACCTCTTGGGTCATCTAAACCATCTACTTCTTGAGAATAAAAACCAGCAAATATTTTAGTAACGGTATTTCTCCGTATTGCGTAAGTATTACCAGCATCATCAACTAAAGTAGTGTTTATCTCGCCTTGTGTATTATTTAATATCTCAGCAAATAAATCTAATTGATTTTGCATTGCTGTTAATTTAGAAAATAAATCAATTGGCGTTTGGTTCTCAGATAAAAATCCAGATGCAATTACTGGTGATGAATGCGCAAAATAAGTTTCGTTTGCTATAAATGAACTACTTAAGTGTGTATTTATTCCTTTAGCTTCTAGATCTTCCTCTAATGAAACTTTAGCTAAATCTTCTATATTTTGAGCAACTATCGATTCTATTGCATTATCAGAACTTAAGTCTGCTGGAAATTCAACTAATACAGCTGGGCTCCATGAACTAAGTAATGGGTTAGATGGCCAACCTGCTTCTGATATAGACCTTGCTTGTATTTCAACTTGCTCACCTTTTCTAATAGGTATATCTAATTGGTTAATGTTAATAGAATCAGCATTATCATCATCAATAACTGTCCATTCATACAAACCCGTTATTGCATTTTTGGTTCTTGGTCTTAGTATACTTTCTACTTGAACGTAATTGGAAAATGCACCTTGGCTAGTTCCACTACCATCTGTGAAAGTAAATTGATCTACTGGATTAGCGGCACCATCAGCGGAAAGGTATCTATAACGATATGCAAATTTTATTATATCTTGTACTCCTGTCGCTGCTGCAGATTTTTCTGCAGGCATTGCCCAGAAACCTCTAACTCTATATTTAGGAGATATGCTTCTTACTGAATTATCTTGTGCAGATGAATCAATCTCTGTAACTACTGATGCATAAAGTTTTGCTTGCGATGACCGCTCAGTAATAAGTCCTTGTAGCGCATTCCTATCAGCATCTCTTTCAACCTCAGTAGAATAATTAGTTGTTTGAATCTTTGTTCTACTCTGAGCAATAGCAACATTTAATTCAGTTAATGTAGACTGTATTGTATTCTTTTGGTTATTTAAATCCTGGAGTTGTACAATAACATCTGAGTTACTAACTTGCCCATTTATTAATGATACAGTAAAATCATTAGCTGATAGTACTGGCGCATTAGGAATTAAACCTTCTCTACTTGTAGGAATTTTATCTTGTGCAAATGATAAAAGATATCTACCAAAGTCTACTGCATTTTGTTGATAGTAATCTGCTAATGATTGTTGAGTACCGCTTGCATTAATAGTACTTAAATCATTAGTATAAAAACCACTACCAGGCGACCAGTTAACTGCAGGTATTTTAGAATCAGGATCAATAGGTTTAATAAAGGTTACGCATCTCTCATTAAATCCAACAGTAACATCAACTTCTAATAAATTATTTAAAATTGATCCTATTTTTAATATATCAGCACCAATACTAATAGTTCGTGAACCCTCTTGTAATCTCACTATAACCGAGTTAGTACTAGTGTCAATTTGGGTTACTGTATATCTAGTATCAATCGGCGTCGAGATGACTTCTAAACTATCCCCAACTGCAAGCTGTACCGTATCATCAAAGTCAGCTTCGGAATCTGTATAAAATATTTTGTTTAGTTTATATAATTTTTGAATAGTTGTTTGCTCAACACCATTCACAGTCTCTGTAACACTCTCTTCTCCAATTCTTATTACACTAAAATTACCAGAGTATCTTTTATCCCTAGGTGGTAAATCTACAACAGCTTCATCTAAAACATATGATATGTTCTTTTGTACAATCTCTTGTAAAAAAGTATTATAATTAATAGAAGAATTCCCATTGTATTGATTTTGGAAAAAGTTAATTTTACTTTGTGAATTCGTATCTAAAATATATCTCTGTACAATAGCCCTCTCAGTGTCGATAGGGGCTTGCCCAGTAATATTAAAAGAAATATAAAGTAAAGGATTAATTAATTCCTCAAAAAACCAGTTAGGCTTAACATTAAATTGATTTATAGAATTAAGCTGTGTTAAATCTAAAGCCTCTGTTGGTAACTTAGCTAAAACTAATTTTCTAAATGTACCGTCAGGTAACCTAATTGAACTGCTCGCATCATTAAAATTAGTGAGGGTATTAATATTTGTATTTAACCTATCAACAGAATTTTTAAGATACCCAAAACTTGGAATAGTAATCCTAGCATTCGTACCATCGTTATTCTGAATATTGACTGTTACAGAATCTCTACTTGAGGTAATCGCTTGGTTGACTTTCTCAAAGCTCTCCAGTGAATTGTTAAAAAGTCTTAACAATTCTGGTAGCAAAGTTTGTATTGAATTATTTTCAGCCATTATCTAGGTTTCAATTTTATTATTTATTTAACTATGTCATAGACGAAAGTTAGCACGCCTTGTTCTGTACAAATCAAATCAATGATAGGAAGGGTGCTTATATCTACATTAGTTATAGTTGCTGCTAATTTACCGTATGCACCAGTGTTTAATCTGCTAGGGGCATCTGTATATAGCCTTATGTCTTGTGATCCCATAAGAGGAACGTTGTTAAATGTCAACCTCATAGTTTGACCAGTTCTCCACTGAATATCTGTATCATCAATATAAATGTCTAGGCTACCTGCTGCTTGGTTTATTGTATCTAATCGTAGCATATTAGTATATGTACCTAGTTCAGTAAATACTTGTGGGGCTATTACATTTAAGTTTAGTGGATTTGCTGCAGTTATTTGAACTGCTCCGTTATCTAAAGGAACCATTAAGTTATATGCTTGTACATTATTTGATACTTGTATCTGATTAGGTGTATTAGTATTAATTGTGATACCTGTACCTTGTCTTACAACCGCTGTATTGTATTGCAGTGTAGTAGAAACTGTTCCGTTTGCTAATGCCTGTATCTCATCTGAGTTTTTAGCAATAAGATCCAACAATGTAGTACTACTCGCAAAAGCTAAAGACGCATTATCAACTTGAGTTTGTAAATTTGTAATCTGGGCTTGTAAAAATGCTGAAGTACTAACAGAATTTATTGTATTTTCTACTGCACCTAACCTAACTTCTATATCAGCAATCTCTAACTGCTGTCTTTGGAATATTTGGGCCGAGGCTTGTAACTGAGCAGATGCATCAGAGAAAAGACCCATTGAGAAAGTATTGTAATCGTTTATGATTGTATCAATACCAGCAGATCCAGGAGAAGCGTCAAATCTTAAATTAATTTTAAACCCATAACTATTACCGTTCTGGCCTGTTGTTGGGTTAGGCTTATATTTAGGATATCTTTGAATATAACCGCCATCAGTAGTAGGTGTTACATTATCTAATAATAAAATACCATATAAGTTGGTTGTAGTGTTAGCAGAGTTGCTCATATCAACCATATCATAATAAACTAACACTGCATTAAATTCAAATGATGCTGCTAAATCACTGCCATTAAACTGTGGTATTGTACTTATAGTTGAATCACCAGCAATCTGTTGATAGTTAGCAGCAGTAAAGTCTACACTAATTCCATCTAATTGGCTCCTTACGTACGCGGAGCCATTATAATTAGTAACGCCAGTATAATCATTTTTATACTTCCTAATATTTGCATTAAGTGCACTAGTGAATGTAGTAGGCTCTGTAAAGTATGCCTCAGTAATTGCGCTTGTAATATCTGGCCCTAATCCCATCCAATCAGCAGTAGGATCAGTATAACCCGCAGGGCCAAACCCTTGCAGCTGAGTATCATAATCATAGTATGCATAGACGTCTAACCCCTGTGGGTGTATTGTAGCTGAATTCCTTCCAAGGATATATTCACTTGTTCCTTGTATTGTTAGAGATGGTTGATAGTTCGCGTCAGACACTGCATCAAAGAGTATTGTAGGGGTTCCACCCACTTCTGTTGGTACATTAATATACAACTCTGTATAAGCTTCTCCTGCTTTATCTACATTATTTACAATATCAATCCCACCAATATATTTTACTACTCTTCTATACTGGCGAGTTCCAGCGAGAGCTTCATCCTCCTCGCAAAACCTTGGGGTGGTTACAGTCCCTGATTTTTCTAGGGTAGTTGCCTCTCTAAACCTTATAGCCCCACATTCTTTGAGCCACTTAAAGAATACTCTTTCAGTTACTGTTAAGTTAGTAGTATTATCATAACCCACGTCACTAATTATAAGTTCTTCTAAATTTAATGCATAATTTTGAAAACTTTCTGTAAAGTTAACATTAGGATCTCCTTTTAGGCCGTCGTTCTCAATAGCACCATCAATAGTATCAAACTGCATATAGTTTTGAAAATTACCAAAATTGATTGGATCTAATCTATCAAAATCTGGTAAATTAAGAAGCACAAACTTAGAAAAGACTAATTTAAGATCATCATTATTAAGAGTCCTAGATAAGTCTTTAGCAGAGGATGAGAACGTATAAAAAGTTCCACCATCTGCTTGCGGTGTTTTGATTAAGGGCGTTGTTGCCATGTTTATTCTTTATCTTTAATTATTATACTACTGTATATCCTGTTCCACCAACAACATACCAAACTGGTACAGCTGATCCATTATCGATTGCCAAAAGATGTACGCTTTGCCCAAGTTGAGCCATTGTTAAATATGTGCTACCAGTACCTGGGAAAACAAAGTTACCACCAATACCTATAAGTTTTACTACTCCAGTATTAGCTCCACCGTAGACAAGAAATAATTCTTGGCCTATAACTCCACTATTTAAAGTAAGTGTTAATTCATCTACTGTATCTGAATTCTTACATACATATGTAGTAAACGCTGGTACTGCAGTACTAGTACCTATGGCAATAGTTGCCGGCATAGCAGCTGGATTCTCCAACACAGTTGGGTCCTGGTTATTTCTAATAATATTACCAGATACTGCAAGAGTTGAACTTAAAATTCTAACGTTTGCTGATATATCAAAAGTAGAAGCATTAATGTCTAATAATATTGTACTAATACCTACTCTTAATGCTTCTGTGGTCAGGCTAGTTAAACCTGTGATGGTAGCTGCTGATGGTGAAAAGTATACTTCCATCGCATTAATCTCGCTTGCAAGAACATTAAAGTTATCATTAAGTACTAACCTTGATCCTGACAAAGAATCTGTTCCTAAAATTTCTGTTACACTAATTGCCATTTTGTTTTGTTTGTTTTATATTTAAGATATTTCTACCTTTTTTATATTTATTCCCATTACTATCAGTAAGTTCTAATGTTATCATGTACTTCCCTGGGTCTTTAAAAAGATATGTTAGATACTTGCTTTCAAAATATATATCAGCCACTGATGAGTTAGTAGTATTGGAGATAGTCCACTTAGGATCTGCCTTCCCAATTATTCTACATTTATCATAGACAAACATAGCCCATGTCATTGGCGGTAATACTTTGCCGTTATTAATAAACTTAGCAGTACTCCATGTTGGATTATTAGATAAGCTTTGGCTAGATTTATAAATTCTACTTGGGCAATCAACTGCACCTGTAGCAGTACTACATATTCTAACACCATTTACATCTACCATATCAATAGAAGTAAAATCACCAAAAACTCCATAGTATCTAGAAACGGCTTGTATATAAATTTGGCTACTTGCTGCATTCATCACTAAGTTATAGATATATTTATTAATTATAGAATCAGTACTTAGGTTAAGCAAGTCTGCTGCTTCACTTAAAGTATTTACAGTAGCATCAAAATATTCTGTTCCAATTATACCATTCTTATCTACTATCTTTAAATAACTATTAGGTTTTATTTCGCTAAATTCAAAAAATGCAGGAGTATCTCCAGTTGTAGCTGTCATATCCCACCATAAGTGGTATGCATTAGTCCAATCTGTAGATTCTGTATTTAAATTTTTCCATTGATACGGTCCACTAAAACTAACAGACCCATCATTTTGGTAATTCATTAATTGAAAATCGGTATTTGTCCCAATACCAAATGTATTTAAGATTGCGTTAACCCTATCTAAAGATTCATATAAACTAGGAGTCTCATCATCCCATGTTACGGAAGGTTCAATTGGCAAATCCCAAAGAGAACCATAATCATTCCAAAGATATGCACCTTCGCTATTCCAGTTGTATATTAACTTTCTACCTTGATACCATCCTGAATATTCAACTTCTAATTCATCAACACAAATTGCACTAGTCTTGACTGAAGATGAAATATTATTATATAAATCAAACAGTTTCATCTCAACATTATATTCACCGATATAAGGAAGAGTAAGCGGCAAAGTTTTATATGTACCTATTTCACCTCTTATGCTATAATAATAAGCTGATGAAACCGCAGTTTCTTCTTTCCAAATAGTCCATTCTATTTCTGTAAAATTGCCAGATTCCAAACCAACCCAAGTAAACAAAGTCTCTCCTGGGAGTTGTGTTTCAGTAAAGGCACCACCACTACCTGCTGTTGCTAATACTACAGATGGAACAAATCTATTCACATCATTGCCGTAACATCTAATACATGGCCCAAAATCGTTTACGATGTCAGACCAATCAAACCACAACCAAGGATCTGTTTGTGTTGTTTTTAATAAAGCAATCTTATTATATAATGATGTTGTTATATCTTGTATAGTATCACTCCCACTAACAGTATGCGTAACACCAGTACCTGTTGCAGGATCTGTTAATTTATAAACATCCCCAACAGATATACCTTGTACATTAAAATCAAATGTAAAGAAATCATTAGCATTTGTTAATTGATTCCATGTGCTATCAATATTATTCCAAGTTAAATTATTAAAGCTATCATTACTTAAAACTACCAAGGCCCCTGATTTAACACCAGGCTGGTCAGGTAAACTTTTTGACGATTCACCTGGCACAAAGTTTCTTTGCGTTCTACTTAACCCTGGTGCATATCTTGAAAAGTATGCAGCATATACTCCAGCCACATCACTTATCTGTACATTTCCACCATCTTGCAATGTACCAAGAACACTGTTTGGATCAGGTCCTATTGGTGGTAGTGGCAACTCTTGGCCTGGTGTATAATCTATAATCATATTTTGACCTACTGCCGCATTACCTGCAGCAAGAGGCGCGATATAAGCATTACAATAATTAATAACAGCTTTATCAACATAAGCAGCTTCTTTTAAACAGAACGAATTAAAAGTTCTAAGATCTTCTAAATAAATGCATGCTTCTGGTGTTACTTTAAAGTCTGTATTAATACCAACCTTTAAAGTATTAGTATCATTCCTACTTATAGTATTTGTTACTTCCAATAAACCAAAGTAATCAGCCTCTGCAGTAATACCTGTAATATGAGCATTGAGTGGGAGGTATTCGTTTTCTAATTTTCTCTTTAAACCGAATAGTTTAATTAATACCTCCTCAATAGTAAAATCTTGTACTTCTTCTGTTACAGGTAGATCTTCATCGGTAAATTTACCAGGTGTAATTTTATTAATTCTATAAATAAGACTAAACATACTAGTCTTTCTGAAATTCTTATTAGGTAAAGTTATACTCTTATCATCAAACTGTGCTAATGGAGAAAATAAATCTACGTTATTACTTTGAATATAATTACCAAACTGTGGAGAGTTAGCATTTACATTTTTCCAAAACTCTTGGACTTTTAGATTATCATACCCAAAAAACTTAATTGCATTTATTAAACCTTTATAAGAACCTATGAATGGATAAATGTTACTTCCCTCCATCATGATTTCTTTACGCTTAAGATTAATCTCTACATAGTCAGGTAAGGCTTCCTTTAAATTGGTATCTCTAAAAACTGTACTATCGGATGCAATAACACTATAACCCATATTTTGAGTCATAACTCTAAGCCGATCATCTTCCTCGATGCTCTCAGCATAGACTGTAAACTTAGCAACTATGGTATTACTACATTTATCAGTAATTAATAATGTTCTCTTGTAGGTATTTTCATCCCCTGAAGAAAATGCAACATTTACTTGTAATGCGATAGATCTTATTTCATCAGTAACAATATAACCTTCCCCGTTAACTTTTTGACTATCAGCATAGTCTAACGGAATTGTAAGCTTTGTATATTTCTCTAACGGTGGCCCATCAGGTTCTTGTACTAATGCTGATTGCGTTCCAGAAATAAAATTTTTGTTAAATTGGAAAAGAAATATTTCGTCAGGCGTATCAGTCTCCCAGCTAGCCTCCCAGCCACAACCACCACTACCAGTAGGATCACCAGTAGCTCCATCTATATAATCATGAGGATAGCCATACTCGAAAAGATTATTTGTAGAATTAACCATTTTTTGTAAAATAAACAGTTGTCCTACTTCAAATAAATCAATAGAAACTTGTGGTAAAAAAATGTCACCAAACCACATGTCAGTAGTACTGTCATAGTCCATGTTATAATTCTTACCCCCTTTATCAAAAAAGGCTAAATGTTGCCAATAATTCACTATCTTATTAATTTATTTTTTGATACCATTTAGGTACAGCAAAGTTAAAATAAATCCTAACATACTTAACTCTATTAATATAGAATACCATTATGGGAGTTAGGTAATCTTCTAAGAACTTTTTAAGATGAGGATTCCTAAACATATAAGAAGACATAGTATTATTTAATAAATTTTTAGAATAATCATACCCAGTGTTTTTTAAGATCCAGCCTTCTTCATATGTAGCTCGATATAAACTAGGGAATCCCGTCCTGTTATCTTTAACTGTTGCCATATTAATTTCCTTTTAATGTTTTAAGTGTTGGGGAATCTTGTAATCTACCAGTATTTAATCCTGCAGAATTCGCACCTGTTGCAATAGTAGTACCTCTACTTCTTTGCGTTTTATTATATTTTTCTTGTTGTATTTTATTATAAAGATTATCTGCGATTGCTTCTTTATAGAATACATTAAGTGAACTAATTTTGTTAGCTTCTGGTATTGGTTCATAGTAAGTACCATTCCTATCTTTCCAACCACCCCTAATAATTGCTAAATCATTATTTTCAATTATAACATCACCAAAGCTGTCCAAGCCTAATTGAGGATCTTCGTCTTTCTTTAATACAATCTTTTTATTTTCTATTAATACTCGCTGATCTGTTATTGGATCAGTTCCATAAACAGGAATAAAATAAAAGCCATTTTTAATAGCATCTTCATTGAGTTCTGAAATAAAGAATACGTTAACAGAATCAATACCATCAACATTTTCTACAATAGAAATTATATCCGATCTTGGAATCCTATCTCTCCTATTTACATTTAAGAAATATTCATCTAGGTTTTTTCTTATTTCAATTCTAATCTCATCCTTATCATAATTATCAAACCATCTTATTACAACATTCAAAGCATACTTACGAATAATTGGATCTATTATTCGAGTCTCTGCAGTAACAACTTGTCTACCGCTTGCATTTAAAATTTCATAAGTCATTGCCTTTTCTTCTGCTGTCATAGAAAATTCTACTTCAGGTATACTGAAATAATCAATATCACTTGTAAGTTTCTTTTTTATGTCAGGAATCAAAAACAAGTAAATAATATTATCATCATCTAAGTATTCGTCATTCTTTGTATTATAAGCATCTATAAAAGACCAAAAGTCATACTTACTCAAATAGTAAATATAATTGTTAGGGTTTGCTAATACGAATGAATTACTTTGGTACGGTGCAATCAATCGTGTGAATGCAGGATCTTCTGAATCTGAACCAAACATTGGATTTCTTGTAATGTTCATTGAAAGTATTTCATTTAAATCAACCTGTTCCCCTGATGAATCTGTTCCAGGTGTGGCGAACTTTATATCTAATTGTTTTCCACCAACATTACCAGCATTGCCTCGAGTTATTACATACGTGACTCTAATACGTGAACCTAGGGCAGGCGGTAAGCCGAACTGATTATTGCCAAAGAACACACTTAATCCACCGTTTACACTAGTTTTAACCATTACAGCTTTAGTGCCGTTATTCATGTCATATAATGACTCTACCTTTTTCCATAATTCTCCATCAACAAAAACATCTACTAAATATTGGTCAGTAGGATCCTTTGTTGTTAAGTTATAACTTTGTAATGCAAGCCCTGTTCCTGTAAAGCTTTGATCTGCTTTCTCACCTTGGATCACTTCAACATTAACAAAAGTTTTTGTAGTTTTATCTAATCTAATAAAGTCGCTATTGAAACTTAAAAAGTAAGTTAAACTATTCTGACCTAATTCAAAACTTGCACCATTCATGATTTGTACATAATCCCCATTAAGGAGAGTAGACGCACTTGTATTTAAGCGTAATCCAATTATACCTCTTGCAGATATACCTCGTGTAGGGTCATGACCAGTTAATCTAGACAAGCCATATATAGACTCGAGGTTTCTGGCTCTAGAAATATTTAATTCAGTTACAGCTGCTTCAATATAAAAGAATATCATTTCCCCTAAATTTGCAACAACAGTCAATACTTGACCAAACGGGGATGCTGGTGTAAATACCTCAATCGCTTGATCATAGGTTCTCTGAAGATATTCAAACGAATCTTCAAATAACTCAGTTGCTTTTATTCTTGTTTTACTAAAAAATGACATTCAATTTATTTTTTTAAAAAATAGCCCCGACTACTCTCTGTTCGTTTACTGAAATATTAACAAAACAACCATCCCGTTCCAATGTTGAAAAGAAGACCACACTCGTGTCTATATTAAATCCTCCAATATCAGGTAAACAGTATGCTGCTATCTGGTTATTAATTTTATCTTTTATAGTACTCTCACTTAACACTAATGAAAATATTAATTCATCTAAATTTGCACCTATACCAGGGGCTCCTAAGACGTCGCCTTTACTAGTAAAAAGACAATTTTCAATTTTTATAATTAATTGAGACAAAGTATCACTTACTTCCAAAGTAGCATCATTATAGTTAGGAGCCTCTATATCTCGACTATACATATCTCTTATCATACTAGATCACTAATTTTTTATTATATATTCTCTTTTTATTTAATAGCTTTCAGATTATAATTATCCAGTAAAAAAGTAATCAACGCCTTCGTCATTCTTAATTTCTTCAACTACTCTATCTACATCTTCTCTACCTTCACTTGAAATCATATCATAATTAATAGTAATATTACCTGGAAGATTAAACGAAAAGGTTCCTAGAATTCTAGCTAATTGAATTTTAGCTTGCCCTATAACGTATCTAACAAAAGCCTCATCTTGGAATAGCGCACAGTCAGGAATAGTTGAAAAGATTTCAAATATAACAGCTCGCCTAGGTAATTCACCTTGGAATCTAAATTTCTTAGTTAGTCTATTATAAGTATATGATATCTGAGGTAATAAAACCTGTCTTGCATTATCCATGAATAGTGAGTTAACTACATAGTACATTAAATTTTCACTACCTATACCTGCTCCATAAACATCATTATAGATAAACTTATCAATTGAAAAATCTACATCACCTGCATTAAAGCTCATGCTACCAAAACCACCATCCTCACCTGACCAACCACCAATTTCAAATACAGCATTTACTGAATACACTCTAGATGGCATTTGTACTATTCCTCTAGGGTTATTAATATTTTTCTTATTTGTTATAGTTTCGTTAGGTTGGCCTGTACCAAATGGAACACCCTGGTTAAAAGCTTGTTTAGATAATGCCCCAGCTGGTAAAGCAATATACATCTGCTCTACGCTGTCTTCGTATATTTTGTTAAAGTAACCTTTTGCTCTGTTAATAATATTAGCTAATTCTTTTTTAGGAACAGTGAAAGGAATCTGACATGCAATAGTTAGCTCATCATTAATTTCTTTAATCAATGCGTCTAAGCACGCTGCTTCTTCTGGATCATTACAATAAGAATTTGGATTTGCCATGTTAATTTATATTTTTTCTATTTCTATAATTTCAGTATTTTCAAATTTGGCTAAATCTGTAGCTCTACCTTTTCTAAATATACCTCCATCCATTTCGCCACTAAAAACACCTCGTACACCAAAAACGTAAGAATCTTTAACTGCTACATTTTTACTTACATAAGAATCTTCTATCTTGGAATCAATAACATCACTACCTCCAAATAAGTTACTTTCTAAAATGGACGAATTAATTAATTCTGAACTAAATATATCACAGCCTATAATATTACCTTGAATTTTAGAATCAACAATATCAATTCCTTTTATTTCAAAACATTTCATTAACTCGGCGCCCTTAAGTTGCATGCGGCCAGTATCGGAATCATAATTAATTAAACCTTCAGTCAAACCCGCCTTAGTTAATAATTCAAATACATGTTCTCTCATTTTAGGATAATACGTCTCCACTATTTGATCGTAAGTTTTTAAATCAACCATTAATTTAATTTTAGGAAATTGTCTTTTAAATGCCTTGTATGTTTTATAAGATTTTACAACGCTATTGTGTGTTTCTAATATAATATCTAAGTTTTTAAGATCCTTTGCATTATAAACAGGATCAACTAAACTTTCATACAAAGACAAAACAAAATGTTCTGTCATATTCATTATAGTATTATACTTCTTCTCATAATCTTTACCACCTAAATATCTAAACTCAATATAGTTCTGTGGTAATTTAGAAAAGTTTACACCATAATATTTTTCAGACACAAACATGTAGTTCCTCCATAAAATTTTACCAGGTGATGGCTGTGTCATACCACTCAATGGTACAATAAATTTTATAGATTTAGCATAAACCGAATCTTTTCTATCAGGAAATGCTTCATACACAGCATCTTCGTTAAAGTTAAGAACAAACTTACCAATATCTAAAGATGATACGTTAGCAGCAGTACCTAATTTTTTGCCATCAAATGCTACATTAACATGAATAGAACACCGATCGTTTGTAGATCCATTTTCTCTAATCCACTTTAATGTTTTTGCAATAACAAGTTTTGATTCAACAAAAGGTAGTGGGCCTGTTACTAATTCAATCATACCAGATCCACCAGAATTATCAGGTTCTAATTTAAAGATCTCATCACTTGGTTTAAATTCACTATGAGCCTTTTCTTCAACTCTTATTTGTTTATTTAAAGCTTGAGATAAACTTCTTTTAACTTCGTCTAATCCTTCATTGGCAAAGAATTCAAATTCTAATCCAATCTTAGATCCATATATTGCATTTAGCTGTTCGTTAGTATACATGTAGTTCCTGATTTGTTTATATATTCCAAACCAGGACTGCGGTTATGCTAGGTTCATTGTAATCTTCCTATCACTAATATTAACACTACCGATTCTAACGTTAATAACATCTCCTCTTGTAAGATTAGCTGCCTTTAGTTTAGATTTATGGATTAAACCACTTATTCCTTTTTCTAATTCAACGAATGCACCGTATGATGTTATCTTAGTAACAGTACCTTCAGTAACCATCATAGGTTTATATTTTTCATCAGCACCATCCCACAAATCGATCTTAGGACCTAGCTGACTTAATATAATCTTCTTATCTGAAATAATTTCTTTAGCCCAAAACTGTAATTCATCCCCAGGTTTAATTGATCTATTGTCTAATGCTAATTTAAACTCTTCGCTTAATTCAGCTCTTGGTATTAAACCAGTTAAGCATTCATCAAATTCAGCAAATACACCAAACTTAGTTGCCCCTGTTACAAAACCAGTTCTTTGCTCTTTGATAGTTTCATGTAAATTATCAATAGTAGTAGGTATCATTGTTCTTAAATATTCTCTATGGGATACAACAACAGTATCCTTATCTTTTGAGAACGTAATTGGCATTACAATAATTTCTTTACCTACTAATGAATTAAAGTCGTGGAGTTTATTTAAACCGCCTAGAGATCCTGGCATAAAACAAGTAATACCAGCAACATCTACCCAATACCCGCCATGGATCAGTTCTTTAACAATAGCAGTAAACCCAACTGATCTATCACCAATAGCATCTTTGATCTCTTTTAATTTCACTTCCATTATCGCATCTCCTATTGACGCAATTACATCTCCATTTTTAGAGGTTTTAATTTTAACATCTATTTCAATACCAACCTCTAACTGTTCCACGATATAATCAGGTTCTTTTGCTAAAATACAATATGCAGTATATTTAGATTGTATATCAATAAGTGCTCGCGTTCTATCTGGTGATATAAATGAAACTTCACCTCGTGTAGTATAAGCTGTCTTAGCTTCTATTAAATTAGTTTTCTGTAGAGTAGGCTCAGGGACATTATACATTGATAAAACATCAGGGACATAAGATTCTGTGCTTAGCACTCTTGTACCCTGTGGTACTTGTACTTTAATTACTTTTGTATCAAATGGATCATCACTCAATTGAATTGTGATTTCTTGTTCAGTCATTATTATTTTTTAAGAGGTTAGTTATTTGTATTATATATTAACTAAGCCAGTGAAGTATTTATTATTGTACTCATCACTAGTAGATTTGTTTCATCAAAGAATAAAATATATCTTTAATTATTATGTGACTGCACCTGTTCCAGTACCTGCATGAACTCCTATAGTACCAGTAGTAGCAACCGCAGTAGTCACCACTCCTGATTTAATATAAGCATCAATAGCTGTAGCTGCTATTTTAGCAAATGCATCACCTCCTGCTTCTTTAATATCTTTAGCAGAAGTTTTGTTTGGTTTAGCTGACCTTATATTCTTTTTAGCTTCTACTTCCATTGCAGTTTCTCCTGCAACAAAGGCTTTCTTCATAGCTTCTTGTAGTGTTAATTTTACTAATGGCATAATTTATATATTTTAAAGTGTTTTAACATTCTTCTGGCTTAATTCACCAGCAGTCATTTTAGTAATTGGCGAAGATGTTGGGCCGCCTCGATCACCTATATGAGTATGACCGTTAAATAAACTCATAAATTTATTTCCTAATACAACCTTTTCACTCGCACCTTCCCCTAGTTCAATTGATGATGAATGATTTATAACAGTATTGTTACAATTGATTATTGCATCCTCACAATTAATTGTAACTTGAGCAGAATGAGTAAATGTTATATTTCCATCATTAAGCATTACAATAGAATCACCATTTGTATTTATTATTTCAACAGAGTTATCTGGTTTAATATTAATTGTAGTAGGCCCTTCGGTTGTAGTATAGTCCATCATCAAACCTTTTTCTTCAGTAAAGAAAACTTTGACATGCTCACCTTCTCTATCATTTGTTACTTCAGTACCGTTCTCACCACCTGTTAATCCAAATGCAGTATCATAAATAAGTACATGCGAGTTTTGGTATGATGCTTCTATCTCAGCTTTAGTTTCATCTGAAGGGTAAATGTTTTCATTGTAAACTGGTTGATAAAAATTTCCGTTGTCAAAAGTAACCCTAACAATAGATCCTAATTTTGGTATTTCAAATTTACCACTACCAGTACTGCTTCCACCATACATTAGTTGGTGCGGTCTTGCCCAAGGTAACGCAGCTGTTGGAATCTTGTATGCACTCTCAGGATCTCCTGAATCTACGCGCTCGTCCATTTTGCCATATACCCTTATCTTGCATCGGCCTTCGAAAATATTATCAGCAGTATCTTCTACAATACCAACCCACTGAGTAGATCTTAGATCATCTGCATTAAAATTTGCTGGTTTTACTTTACTCATTAGTTAAAAATATTAGTTGATGAAAGTCCACCATCTGGTGATGGGCCAGGTGCACCGAATGCGCTAGTCGGTTTTAAATTACCTAAGGTACTAGTTGATGGATCAAACACACTATCTCCTAGTGTAGATTTTATATTGCCTGGCCCAGATGGACCTAACCCTCCTGCTTGTACAGCCGCACCTAGTGCTGCATTAACCAAACCTTGTGGATTTTGTAATGTACTCAGTATTTGATTTCCTAAACCAAATACATTCCCTAGGATAGCACTCTGTAATGCGCTGTTTGCCCTGTCTCTAGCTAAATCCTGAATATTTCCAGGTGCTGCTTTTATTTGAGCTAAACCAGATTCTATTGCCGCACTACCTGCTGCTTTAACATCACTTAACTTATCTTTAAAAAAATTCTTTGTTTTATTACTCATACCAGGTGAAGTACTCTTTTGCTGTTTATCTTCGGCTAATGCACTACTAAAACCAGAGAATTGAGATATCATTTCTAATACTCCGTAACTCCACTTCATTTCAGTAGTTGTAATATTACCGCCCACATTAGTAACACCATCAAATACTTTACCACTAGCAGCTGAATCAAATATACACTCAGAGAATTTAAACTTAACTTCTGAAGTGTTTTCATTTACATGATCTGCTGTAGTTGCTTCACCAGATCTCTGATTCTCGGCTCCCACTGTTTTTATTACAGTTTTAAATTTTCTTATCTCATGAACACTTACATAAACACTAAACCTCATTAAATTCTTAGGCAAGACAAACCTTTTCATTCTTACATCATAACAAGCTAGTCTATATAAATTAAATAGAGCAGTCATTTTTAAATCTATAGCCTCAAGGCAACCGATGGCAATACCTTCATTTGCAGTTGATCCTGTATAAGGATCTTCAGAAAAGTTAATAGATTTACCCCAGCCTTCTACTAAACCACCAATAGTCTGAAAATAGTATGGTCTAGTGTTAACGATTTCTTGTAAACCTTGTATGAATGCCTTTAAGTACTCAGCTCTCTGGGCTTCACCAATTTTATTTAAATAACCGATGGCAGATGCTGAAACTGGAAAGCTTGAACCACCAGATGATTGTGTAATTTCATTTCTTGAACCAAAAGCTACATTAATCTCACCATCTGCAGAAGGGGCAGGCGATTGCTCCCCATCCGTTATTCCAGGATTACCTGTCGTTGCACCATTAAATAGTGGTGATGTAATATCAAACAATAAACTAAAGCCTAGGTATGTAGGATCATCTAACGAAGTAACACCATTGCCTCCACTCCCACTAATATTTTTTGTATTCACGAATCTTTTTGCAAAGTCGTATGCTGATGGAAATGACGACCCACCTAATGAAGCACCTGTTACCCCTGCGGCTACGAAAGGGTTTCCTAAATCTGTTAAAGGCATATCTTTTTATATTTTTATATTTATTAGGTCGTCGGTGTAAACTCTCGACGTTGCAACGTTAGTCTCATTCTAACTGGCCCAGGTTTGGTAAATAACCACTCAACACCTGCTATAACATAAAACCCAGTTAAGTATTCATTTACAATACCATTTTCAGAATCAGCATCATTTTCGCTATCTTTACCAGAT